ATTACAGTTAAGGAAGTCGACAACCTTATAATTAAATTATGGTTTGCAACCTAATAGCAAGAAAGAGGAAATAAAATGGAAACAAGAAAGTATGAAGTAACAGTAAACGAAAAGAAAGGAACTTGCGACAACGCGTTATTCGAGAAAATGGCAAAGAAAGGAGATTTAACAGCTATCAAATTATCAGAGTTAGTAGGCGTAGAAGTTAAAATATTAGGATACGCAAAATGTCATATTGTAACAGACGAAAAAGAATTTGATATAAACTACTTTGATACAGAAGAATACGGCTTAGTATCTAGTGGTAGCGAAATCTTTACAGAAAGTGTAGTAGATTATTTCGGAGAAGTAGAAAGCGTAAGACTAACAGAAGTAAAAACAAAGAAAGGTAAAACTTATAAAGCAGTACCAGTACTAGGAAATAACAAAAAAGAAGAAACTACAAAAAATGAAGAAGAAACAACAGACGATTTACCATTTTAATTTTGTAGTAAAGGAGAATAAATATGCCTAAAAAAAAGGAACTAACCCGAGAGGAACAAGAATTATTTAGTGAATTAAAGAAGTTAAGTAAAAGAGCTAACCAACGTATAGTAAGGTTAGAACGCGAGTTTCGGGAAAGATACTTGGGCTACAAAATATTTAAAGGAAAAGCTTGCAACCGAACCGTTGCAAGCTTGGTCTGTTTCTGGGCGTGTTAAAGCCAATAAATCTATGACAGTTACACAAATGAGAGCAACTATAAAAGCTACAAAAGAATTTTTAAATAGTAGTATTAGTACTAAAAGAGGAATAAAGAAAGCTAAACAAAAAGCTATTAAAACATTAAAAACAAGATTTAGTACTGATGTTTCGGATATATCTTACGAAGAAGCAGAAGCATTAACGAATTTTTTTGAGGATAAAGAAGTAAATGGAATAACAAATTTTATACCTCGGGTCTGATGTATTAGCAGTAATAGAAGAAGCAAGAGAGAAACAAAATGATTATCAAACTTTTGCAAGTCAAATGGAAAGTATCATACAATGGAACAGAGGCTATAATATAGAAAGTATATTAAGAAAAATATATACAAAGTATGTATATAGAGGTAGTCAGAATACTGACGAAATAGAATTATTATACAGTAATGTTATAGAACTAGTAAATAATGCTAATAGTGAAAGCGATTTACAAGAGGTAGAAAGTATAATAGCAAATTTAATGTCAGAAGGGAAAATCGACGGCAAAGAATATAATTATTTAATAAACGCCATAAATGATAAAAGAAAAGAGATTTAAAATATGAAATATTATAAAGAATTTCAATATCATTTTGGGGACATAGTAGGCGAAAGAAAAAAAGTAGATAATACTATATATTCGTTAGATATAGAAACATCAAGTTATTTAATATTACACGGTAGAATATTACCAGCAATAAAATATTTAGAATTAACAGAGGAAGAACAAAAACTAGCAGAATTTAGAAGTTGTATGTATATTTGGATGTTTTCTATTAACGAAGAAGTATATTACGGTAGAACTTGGGAAGAATTAAAAAGTTTTCTAATACGATTAGATTATTATAATAATAGTAAAAAAATAGTATTTATACACAATTTAGCGTTTGAATTTCAATATTTAAAAAGTATATTTAGATTTAAAAACGTAGTAGCAAGAAAAAAACACAAAGTTATGAAATGCGAACTAGAAGACTATAACATAGAAATTAGATGCACTTATCAAATGTCAAATTGCGCATTAAAGCAATTACCTAAAATATTTATGTTACCCGTAGAAAAGAAAGTAGGCGATTTAGATTATACGTTACTTAGAACGCCAGCAACGAAACTAACAGAAAAAGAATTAGGATATTGCGAATATGACTGTTTAGTTATATATTATTATATAAAAAGAGAATTAGAAACCTATGGCAGAGTTGACAAAATACCATTAACAAGCACGGGACACGTAAGGCGAGAACTAAAAGAAAGAATATCGGAAGACTGGGACTATAAAAGAAAAGTTAAAAAGTCAATAAATATAAACCCACACATATATAATTTATTACAAGAAGCATTTGCCGGACGGATACACGCACGCTAATTGGATATATGTTGACGAAATACTAAAAAATATAGAAAGCTGGGACTTTACGAGTTCATATCCATATATTTTAGTTTCACATCAATTCCCGTCTACTGAGTTCCAAAAATGTATGATAAAAGATAGAAAACAAATGTTAACTAGATTTGCATATATATTAGTAGTAGAATTTAAAAATATAAAATGTAAATATTATAATAATTTTATTTCGCAAAGTAAATGTAGAGAAATAAAAAAAGGTAAATACGATAATGGGCGTGTAATGGAAGCAGAAAGTTTAACAATTACGCTAACAGATGTAGATTTTTACTTTTTATTAGATACTTATAAATACGATAGTTACGAAATAAAAGAAAGTTATTATAGCGTTTACGATTATTTACCTAAACAATTTATAGAATTTGTTTTAGAAAAATATGTAAATAAAACAGCGTATAAAAACGTAGAAGGTATGGAAGTAGAATACGCAAAAGAAAAAAATAAATTTAACGCCTTGTATGGTATGAGTGTTACTAATATGATACGTGACGAAGTATTATACGACAATGAATTAGACTGGACGGAAAGAGAATTAGAAAACACAGAAATAATAGCAAAATTAAATGAAGAAAAGAAAAAAGCTTTTTTATCTTTTGCTTATGGTGTTTGGGTTACAGCATACGCACGTTCTAATTTATTAAAAAATGTAATACAACTAGACGAACAAGTAGTATACTGTGATACTGACAGTATGAAATTAAAAGAAGGATACGACAAAACAGTAATAGAAAAATATAACAAATTTGTAATACAAAAATTAAAACACGTAAGTAAATTACTAGATATACCATACGAAAAATTTAGCCCGAAAGATAGTAAAGGAGAACGCCATATATTAGGTGTATTCGATAACGACGGACAATACGACGAGTTTATAACGCAAGGCGCTAAAAAATATGCTTATACGAAATGGATAGATAAAGAAAAAATAAAAGAAGATACAAACGTACAAGAAATAAAAGGAAAAAAAGCAAAAATATTAGAAATTACAGTAGCTGGTGTACCTAAAAGCCGGCGCGCAAGGTTTAAAAAATTTATCAGAATTTAAAGACAATTTTATATTTGATTTTAAATATACGAATAAAAATTTGCTAATGTATTGCGAAAATCAAGAAAAATGTACTATAATAGATTATCAAGGAAATGAATATACAGTAGTAGACAAAAGCCGGTTGCTGTATTGTTCCGACAACATACATACTAGGGAAAGCTCTAGATTATGCCGACTTAATTTCTGATAATTCTAGTAAACGTGCAAAATATAAGGAGTGAGAAAGTGAAAGATTTAGAATTTATTAAAAAATTTTCAAAAATAACAGTATCGGGCGCGTGTAAAAAAACAAAAGTAGATAGAGCAGGACTACTAACGAATAGATTAAAAGACGAAAAGGCAAAGGCTGTAAGAGAAGAAATCGAAAACCAAATTGCAAGATTATATATAAAGGAAGAAAATAACAATGGCGAATAAAAAAGTAGTCCATTATAATATAGATAAAATAGACGCGATACGGTGCTAGAATTAACTTGATATACGGCGAGCGCTCTAACGGGAAAAGCTATCAAGTGAAACACAAAAAAGCCGTAGAAAAATATTTAAAAACTGGAAAAAGATTTATTTTAATGCGTAGATTACGCGAGGAAATAACGTCCGAGAAAATAGAACAATATTTTCAAGATGTAGACGTAGCAAAATTAACAGAGGGAAAATATAATTGTATAACATTATATAGAAAAAATTTATATTTATCGATATATGATAACGAAACGGGTAAAACTAAAAGATTTGATAAAATAGGCTATGTAGTAGCATTATCGACAGAACAAAATTACGCCGGTGCAAGTTATTTAGATGTAGAAGATATTATATTTGAAGAATTTATGAGCCGTAGCACTTATTTACCTAATGAAAGTAATAAACTAATGAATTTTTATGCGACAGTAGATAGAAAACGTTTAAAAGTAAGATTATGGCTAGTAGGTAATACAATTTCTAGGGTATGCCCCTATATTAACGACTGGGGCTTACATCAGATAATTAGCGCACAAAAACAAGGTACAATACAAGTAAAAGAAATACCCGACGTAGTAGAAGGAAACCCACCAATTAAGATAGCGCTTGAATATTGTTTATCTACTGGCAAAACTTCGGGAACTATTGGAACTAACGCCAAAATGATAAATACGGGGGCTTGGGAAACGCACCCACAACCACATTTGCCAAAAAGTTATAATAATTATAATGTATTATATCGTTTCGGCTTTCAATATCAAAGTTTCAAGTTTTTATGCGAATACATAGTAGATAAGGAAGAAAAAACAAGTCCGATTTGGTTTATCCGTCCATATTATAAAGAATTTTCTAATAAAATAATTGTATTTTCTGATGTTATAAAAGTATCTAGATACTGGCAAAGAGATATATACAATATATCAATAAAAAACGAAAAACTACGTAACTTGTTTATGACATTTAAGGAAAACAAAATTTTTTATGCTAACGATATGGTAGGTACAGACTTTAAACAAGTTATAGATTTTCAGATAAGGAGATAGAAAATGAATAGTAAAATTATATTAGTAAAAAATATAAATATTGACAGACAATATACTAACGTACTTTCCTATACAGAAGCACAAATGTTAGAATTATGCAGAAGTCAAGGACATTTAGTCGCGCAAGCTGAAAATTATTCTTTTTTAAGAAACACGGGAACTATAATGGCTGGGTTTACTTATGCACAATGTTTACAAGCAAACTATATCGCATTTCAAAACCCCGACTATTCTAACAAATGGTTTTTTGCTTGGATAGACGACGTTATATACAAAGGAGATAAAAACACAGAAATAACATTTACAGTAGACGCTTGGTCTACTTGGTTTGATAAATGGGAAAAGAAAACGTGTTTTATAAATAGACAACACGTAAACGACGATACAATAGGTTTACATACAATACCCGAAAATTTAGACGTAGGCGAAATAATTGAAGAAAGTTACGAAGGTTTTCCGGTTATTGATACCGAAGAAGATAGAAACCAATTTTATTATGTTATAGAAGGTACTTATAACCCTATAACAAAAAAAGATTTTGTTGGAGTTACTAAAATTAATGGCTCACTTTCGGGGTCTTGGTTATTTTTATTTGAAGCTTATGAAGGTAGTGTGGGGTTACCTAATATAGAAAATTTTTTAGGCGAAGTAAACGAAGCAAAAAAAATTGATAGTATACAAAATATGTATATATTACCTAAATATTTAGTAGACGCAATAGGTACAACAAGATATGAAACCACTGGACAAGTATTTGGAAACTATCATTTTTACCTATTAAATTCAAGTACTAGAGCAATAACATTAGCTTATAATTTTATTAAAGTAAATAGGTACAATGATTTTGTTCCAAAAAATAATAAATGTTTTGTTTATCCGTATAATTATATGTTAATTAGCAATAATGTAGGAAATTATAATATATATAAATATGAAGATTTTATATTAAATAATCAAATAGCAGAAAATCCAATAGTAGAATTAGAGTGCGCAATTTCTGTGGGTGCTTCAATACGTTTAGTGCCAAGAGGTTATAAAAATATAGATAGAAATTACGACGAAGCATTACCATTATCAAAATTTCCAACTTGTTCTTGGTCTTCTGACGCTTTCACAAACTGGTTAACACAAAACGGTATTAATATAGCTACTAATGTTTTATTAGCTACTGCTGGGGTTGGTGTATCTTTAGCAAGTGGTGGAACATTAGCACCAGCTGTATTATCAATAGCTGGAACAGTTGCAAATACAATAGGGCAATTTTACCAAGCTAGTTTATTACCTTCTATTACTGGTGGTAATAATGCTGGAGATGTGAATTTTGCCTCAAGACAAAATATATTTGCTATACATCATTTAAGAGCAAAGACAGAATATTTAAAAATAATAGACGATTACTTTACACGATTTCGGATATGCAATAAAAAGTTTGGAATTACCTAATATTACTGGTCGTAGATATTGGAACTATGTAGAAATTGGGTCAAGTGAAGAAATAGGATACGGCGAAGTACCAAGTAAATATATGGAAATAATAAATAATGCTTGTAGACGTGGTGTTACTATATGGCATAATCACGGAAATGTTGGAAATTATAGCTTAAATAATATAATTGTTTAACGTGAAACAATTAAAAAGAGAAGTAAAAACTTCTCTTTTTTAAATTAATTCAATTTGATTTTGTATTATTCTAGCAATTATTTCTTGTCCAGCATTATTAGGGTGTAATCTATCGCCATTTACATAGTACATATCATTAATTTTATCTATTAACGATTTTATTGTGCTTCTATCTGTTAAATTAAAATATGGTATAGAATAATAAGCACATCTATTTTTTATAGCATTTACATATTCCATAAATTTATAACCTGTTTCGTGTGTTAAATTTCTATATAAAGGTGTTAAAAATAATATAGGTTTTCCCGGATATTTTTCAATTAAACCAGTAATAAGAGTGTTTAAAGCCCCATTAAAAGTTTCTATATTATTTGAGTTCTCATCTCCTAAAGGTATTTGATAAGCATAATCATTGGTACCACCAAAAACAACTACATAATCTAAGTTATTATCCATATTAGCATATCTAATACACATAGGGTTTTCTTGTGCATTTTCTTGTGCATTTTCTCCAGCTTTTGCAATAGAATTACCAGAAATACCATAATTAATAGATGTAGAACCACTATTTTCTGCAATAACAGTAGGATATGGTCTACTAACTCCTAAACCGTATGTAATGCTATCGCCTAAATATCCAATAATTTTATTATATAATTTTGAATTATTAATATTTGATACTTGTATATTATCTCTTAATCGATAATAATCTATTAAGTTATTTGTTCCTTGTATCAAATAATAATTTTCTACTTCTGATTTTCTTAATGACTTAGTTATATATACAGCGTTATTATATGGAATTGTAAAATTTGAAGTATTTGGAGATGTTAAACCACCTATCCAATTAAAATTAATATCATAAAAATTAATAAAGCCGGTACCATTTCCTTGATAAAATACGGTTTCATTTGGTATATAAATAGGCAATTCCATAATTTCACTTACATACTCAGTTAAGTTGCCACTTTCATTAGTATCATACATACCTTTATTACTAAAATAACCATCAGTATTTATAAAATTTTTATTAAATAAATTATTTGTAATATGTTCTATAAAAGAGGTATTTTCGGGTAATATACTATTACCTATTAAATTTTCTGTTGGTACAAGAATACTATTATTTTTAAAATGTGTTGGTTTTTTTAATTTATTAATTATATAATTATTACTAGTTCCTTTACATAAATATATATTGTCATAGTGTGGTATAGATTTTAATATATTCATTTTAATATATGAAACATTTGCAACGGGAATTATCAATTGTGTTGTAGTTGCTACAAATTGAATAAACTCTTGATTTTCATCAAATAAAATATAACCACCATTTGTAAGATTTGAACGCCAAATAGTTTCTTCTGGTGTATATTCTCCTACTTGAATAAATTCTGTTGAAACATAATTTCCGTTTTCAATTATTTCTCCATTTGTATTATAATAATAATCATTTACTAAAGACATATCAACTAAATTATTATTTTGTACTTCTACAAAATTTAATTTATTTGGACTTATTGCAAAATCTTGTACTGTTGCATTTGTAACACTTTGTTTTCCTATTACAGCAACACTACCACCTGTCATAGCTTCTTTAACTTCTTGTGTTAAATCGTTCATACCAATTAAGTCAGATTTATTTCTTTTTGTAATTTCAAGATTATTAACTTCATTAGTTAAATTTTCAAAATATGGAGTTATTAAATTTTGTAAAGTTCCGTCATTTACTAAATTATTTAATTTATTATTTATTTCTTCTTGAACATCTAAATTATCAAAATAATTATTAACAAAATTTTTTAATTCTATAAAAGCATTTGTAACATTTTCTACTTGTGTTCCTAATGTATTTTCGCTATTTATTATTTTATTCATTTCTTTACCCAATTTACCGAATAATTGCCACTCTGTTAACGCGTCAAAATCTGCTTCAATAAAAGGGAAATTTTCTAATACAAACCATTTAAAAGGTGTTAAATTTTTATATTCAAATTTATTCATTTTTCTTTCTCCTCTCTAAACTAAACTATAAAATAGGCAGTCTAACTCTTTATAGATTAAACTATATATTGATTTTATATTTTCTTGCATTTCTTTTAAAATTGCTATTTTATCTGCTGGTGTTCTTGTTACTGTTTCATTATATATTTTATTGTCTGTACCTTGATTTGTTGCTTGTGATGTTCCTTCGCTATGTGAATTATCATTACCCGTATTTGTGTTTGTATCATAACTATAATTAGTAACATAACTTCCGTTTCTTAAATCTTCAAGTTGGTTTTGAGGTAGTTCGCTATTTCTTCTATCTGATACATCTTCTGTACTTGTTATAGAAGTATTTTCTAGTGTATTACTTGTATTATTTGTATTTTGTGATGTTGTATTATCTGTACCAGTTCTAGTAGTAACTTCGCCGTCGTTAAAAATTTCCCAATTTTCTAATGCGTTAAACATTTTATTGTATAATGGCATTATTTCGTTTAGTTTTACGTCTAGTTGTATTCTAAAAGCTGTTACAGTTTCAAAACCAATTCTACGTTGTAAATAATGATTTAATATCATTGTTTCGAATTTTTCTTTATCTAAATATTGTGATAAAGGATATTCAAAATTAAAAATAGTTGTTCGTCCTTCTTTTGCTAAGTCTTTTATTTTTGTGTAGTCTTCTTCCTCTTTATCTCCATTTACGATAGAATTTAAAATAGAATATAAAGTAGGTGGTTTACTACAATTAGGTGGTAAAAAAGGATAAAACATAAATAAACCGTTATAATATGGTATCATTTTCGCTCTCTCCTTCCTCGTCTTCGTAGACGTCTTCTATTTCTTCTACGCTAGTTGGTATACCGTCGTAGTATTTTACTTCTATTTTTTGTTCTATTGCTTGTTTTCCATTAACTAATTTTTTATTTGCTAATTTTTCGTTAATTTCTTCTATCGCTTTTTTTCTAGGCTCGAAACGACTATATCTACTTGCAACTGTTCCCCCTTGGCTTGCTAATACTTCGTCGCGTATATTACGCTCTTTCTTTTGAAAATTCATATTAGCAATTCCAATAAGTCGTAAAAATTCGTTCCAGTCTTTCTCTTTGTGTTCGTCTATTTTATCTGCTACGAAAGGTGCTGGCGCTAATACTAATGTTGTATCGTCTAAGTCTAAGTCGTCGTATGAAATAACTGTATTTTCCATACCGTCAACGTTATTTACTAAGTCTTGTATTGATTTTACTTTTTCTGTTTTTGTTTTCCAAAACCTAGGCGTTTTTTGTTGTGCTATATTTATATCTGTTGTTCTAGTGTCTAACGCTATACGCTCACTATATTGTAATATATCTAACCATAATGGATAGCGTCCGTTATTATCGTACATTATAACGAAGTCGTCTTGATTTTTTAATAGTTTAGTGTATCCGTTTTGTGATGTTACTTGTATGCTTGTAGGTCTTCCGTATACATCTAATTTACCAATATTTTGATATGGTAAAGCTAAAAGTCCTAATACTTCGTCTACAAAAAATGCTATACTTCCTTGTCTTAATAATGTTTTATTTAAGTATGCCGTATCTATATATTTTGGCATATTTGAAAACTCAAACACATTTTCGGCAAGTGTAAGTAATTGTCTTTTATACATTTCGTAAGTTTTAAAATTAGACAACTGCGAATTTATTAGTTTACGTTTCATTTTCTTTCTCCCTTCTTATAAAATAATAACGGCTAGATTTTATATCCAGCCGTTTGTTTATTAAAGAACTGTTATACTTGCTGTTCCACTTTGTTCATTATCATATACACTTGTAGCTGTTACTATTACTAGTTCGTCCGGTGTAGTTGCTACGTGTCCAGCTGGAATATGTACTTTTCCGTTTAAGTCGACAGTCGCTTTTTTTGCTGGGTCTGTTTCTGGGTCTTGTGTTATACTCCAAGTTACAGCTTTATTAGCAAAACCAGTAGTTGTAACAACTGCTTGTAATTGCACATCTAAACCAGCGCTAGCTGATACTTCGCTTGGGTTTACTGCTACTTCTGTTACAGCTGGAGTATCTATTGTAAATACAACGGCTGGTTTAAATGGAGAAGTAGAAAGTACTTTCCAAGTATGTAACCAATGATTTCTTTTTAATGTTTCAGGGTTATAGAAATCAGTCATTTTAGTATCTGCGTTATTATCCATTGCGTAAGAATAATCTTGGAAAAATTCCTCGTCTATTATTACTGCTGGTATATTTTTTAGTGCTGTTAATTCTGCTTCTGTAAATGGTACGTATGCGTCTCCAAGTAATTCTTGTAATCTTGCTTCGTCGTGATTTCCGAAACCGTCTATTAAAGCACTTCTTGACTTCATTTCTGCTTCGTTACGGAAGAAAGAAGTTGCTAAAACATCTGTTGACATATCAGCTTCAAAATCTGTATTGATAATAGCTATTTGATTATCAAATGGTGTTGAAACTCTTACGCCAGCTGGGTTATAGTTTGGACTTCTAAAAGTCATTAAATTTGATATAGATTTTAACTTCGCTACTCTTTGTCTTGGTGTTAAGTTTGCGTAATCGTCAATTTTAACACTTGTAATAGTTCCGTCTATAATTCTTCTACATAACATATATTTATCTGCTATATATTTATCGTATTTATAACCTTCATATAAAGAACCTACTATTTTTTCGATTAAATCGAATAAGCCCCCTTCTGTATTGAAAGCCATTGCCATTTGTTCGTCAGATGTTGTAGTTTTATAAAATTTTTGGTAATTAATTTCGTGTAAATAATTATATACGTTTGGTACTACATTTTCTAAGAAATGGTCTACGTCATTTGCAAATTCGTTATAATCATAAACGTTTGCTATATCTACTATCAATTCTCTAACTGTTTGCCCATAAGGTAAAGTACCTCTGTTAGCAAAAACTTCCCAAGGGTTTTCCCAGTAATTTCTATCAATTACAGTTAAACCTATTAAATTTATTGTATTTAAGAAAGCATTTTTATATCTTTCATTTGACATTATCAATTTACCTATTGGCGCTATACTTTCGCCTTGTACTGGTAAATCTATTTCACTTGCTAGCTCTGGTGTAGTATTTATAATAAATGATAAAAGCTCGCTATCGTTATTAACTTTTAAAACTTTGTTTAAAGCCATTTTATTTTCCTACCTTTCTATTATTAAATTTCTTTTATGTCGATTACTTCTTTTTCTTCTAATTCTTCGTCGACTTCTTCTTTTTTGTTTTCGGCGTCTTTTTTGTCGTCGCCTTTTAAAAATCTTTGTTTGTATTTTTCTTGTAAATCGTCAAATTTTGCTTGTAACTCGTCTATTTTAGTTGTATCTACTTCGCCTACTTCCATACTGTCTTCTATGTCTTCTAATAATTGTATTGCTATTTCGTTATCTGTTACAAGTTCATTAACTTTTTGTTTTAATTCTTCTTTACTAAGCTTCATTTTCTTTCTCCTCCTCTCCTTTTTTACTTTTCTTTGTTCTTGTTTTTTTTACTTCCATTGTATCGCATAATCGTTGCATTACTAATGTATTATTGTTTATAGCGTCTTTTAATTCGTCTTTGTATGCTAGCATAACTTTTGTATGCTGTGCATTTAATGTACTTGTTTCTTCCATATTTTTATCTGTTATGTATTTAACATACCAGCCCATACCTAAACACGCTACAATAGGAAAGCAATAACTACCCAGTAATTGTAAAATATCCATTTCGTTTCTCCTTTCTCGTTAGTATCTATTAAAATTATAAGCATAAAATTAAAATTTTGTCAATAATAAAACGAACATTTTTAAAAAAATGTTCGTTTAGTTCTTATTTTATTTGTTAATACAGCCCAAGGAAATTTCTTGCGTTTTCTTGTAACTGTTGGTACTGGTGGTAAACCCCCCAAATATTCGTACCAGTATTCTGCTTGCGTTCCTCTTGCTGGTTGGTTAGGGTCTGCTGGTCTTTCATAATTCGCTAAAAAAGCTAGCGCTAAATTATATGGTGTATCAGTACTTTGTGTAAATTCGTAAAAACTATAATTATAAGTACTGGTCGCTATCCATTGTATATTGTTTTCTACTTCATAAATTATCCTATATAAGTTAGCGTCCATTTCTGACGGGTCGCTAAAACCTTGATTTACTATCCAGTCTGTATATTTAGTATATGGCGTCCATTGTACTAAGCCGGTATCCGTGTGCTGTCGGGTCGCCACCTACTACGTTACTTTCCCAACGTCCGAGGGTTTATACTACTTTCACTTTGCATATTACCTAATACGCCAGCTACTGCATTTAAAGTCCAGCCCTTAGCTTGTAAATAAGCCCATATATAACGTGCGTTTACTTGCTCTTGTTCTAATGTTAAAGCTTGCGAACTATCGTATGTATTACCCCAATAATTCCCATACTGCCCGTGTTCTTTCTAATAATGCCATTATTTAATCACCAACTTTTGATTTGGAAAAATTAAATTAGGGTTTGCAATATTATTATCTTTTGCTATTTTTTGGTATGTTGTATTAAATTTTTGCGCTATTTCTGATAATGTATCGCCCGATTTTACTATGTATATTGTTTCATTTGTTTCTTGTGAAACATTTGTATATATTTTTAATTTTTGATTTGGATATATTAAATTAGGGTTTTTAATATTATTATCTTTTGCTATTTTTTGGTATGTTGTATTATATTTTTCTGCTATTTCTGATAATGTGTCCCCGCTTTTTACTATGTATTCTATATAATTTTTTGAATTATCAACAGAGTTTTCCACATTTTCCACATTGTCATATTTTGTTAAATTGTTACTATTGATTATTGACATTATAGTATTTATATATGTTGGACTTGTAGCATAACCCCCGTTTTTTATTGCTGTTATACACTCTAACGGTGTTTCTGCTACTGTTGCTTTTCTGTATCTTTCTAATTTTGTTATTAAGTCGAAATAATCTGATATACTTTCTGCTAAACTGTTATATGCTCTGAAACAAGCTGTAATATTTGTATATGTACTTCCGTCGTAACACTCTTGAGTATTTGCATTATATACTTTACCTTTCCAACTAGATGTTGCTTTTATCCCAAAAATTGCATTTGCTTTCATCATTATTTTACTTTGTCCCCAACCACTTTCACATATTGCTTGCGCGATTACTACGCTTGAAAATAAAGGATAACCCCTTTTTTTGTTTTCTGCTTGTACTAATGGTGCTATTGTTGGTATAAATTCACTTTTATTCATATTTATTCCCCCTTCTTATAAAATGGTAGTATTATTTTACTATCTATTATATTTTCTATTATACTTATATTTGCGTCTAATGTCAATTTTGCATTGTATAAATATTCAAATTTGCTTTCGTATGTTACGCCCTTGTATTCTAGTTTTATTACTATTTCTAATTCCATTTTTATTCTCCTTTCTTAAATACTTCTTCATATATTTTAAATTGTACCCCATTTAATATATGTTGTAATATTCCTTTTTCTTTTAAAGTATATGGAAAACTAAAATATATAACATAATTAAATTTTTCTATAAATATTTTAATATTTATATCATTACCAAACACTAATACTTGTACTACTCCGTTAATATGTTTTTGTAGTTTTACTCCTATATCATACCAAAAATTTTGATATTCTAAGGGTAAATTACTTTTTAATATATCTATCATATTTATTCTCCTTTCTAGTCTATTCTTGGTATATGATTATCTACTTTTTCTAAAAATAATGCGTTACGTGTTAATAATTCTAATACTGTTTTATTTGTTAATCTGTTATAATAATTAAATTGTTTTTGTATTTGTTCTGTTGCTGTTGCTTTCGCTGTTCGCATTGCTCTTTCTACTCTTGTTCTTGTAGTATTATGTATTTTTGCTACATCATTATAAACTTTTTCTATTGTATTATCATATTTATTATAATTTTTTCGATATTGTTGTATTGCTGTTATCCAATAATAAAATCCAATACTTGTTACATTAAATTGTAATTGTAATAACATTTTATTTATTCCGTAATACATCTGCCCGTAATGTCTACTACCTATTTTAATTTCATATTGTTTATTTAATATATTATCCTCAATTTTATAATATCCCATATTTATTCGCCCCCTTTCATTATTTTATTATCTATGTATTTCTCATATTGCTCGAATGTTATAAGTCCGTCTATTGCATATTTAAAGTATCTATGTTCTTTGTCATAACCTTTTCGTTTTAGCTTTATATAAGCTATTAGTAATTTAATTCTTTTCATTTTCTCCCTCTTTTCCTAATATAAATAAACACATAGTTACTATTCCCATATAATAACTTAATAATGATATTATTAAATATTTCATATTTATTCTCCTTCATAAAAATAATTATTTGCTTTTGCTACTAACCATAACCAACCTAATGATAAGAATTTTAATGCTACTATTCCTATTGTTATTTCTTCTTGTTCGCCTATTAAATATAAAAATGCTAATATTGATATTATACTTATTATAGCTTTTTTCATTTGTTTTCATCTCCTTTCGACATATTTAT